GCCTCTAAAAATATGCCTAAGTATAAAGCTCCAAAGTCTGAAGAAGAACTAGCTAAATTTAGAGAACAATATCCAGATGTTTATGAAGTAGTTGAAACTGTAGCACATCTACAAAGTTCTGAAAAAACTAAAACTTTAGAAGAACGAGTAGCATCTCTACAAGAGCGTGAAACAGAACTTCTTGCTAAACAGGCGGAAGAAAGACTAATAAATAACCATCCTGACTTTGAAGAGATTAAGAATAGTGATGAATTCCATTCGTGGGCTAAATCACAACCACAATCAATTCAAGATTGGATATATAAAAACAGTAGTGATGGAGATCTTGCAAGTCGTGCTTTAGATTTATATAAACGTGATATAGGGCTAGATTCAAAAGCTAGTAAGCCTAAAAAGAAAAAGTCCAATAAATCTGCTGCTGATATGGTTTCAACCAAAACAACTGCGGTTGAGCCTAATACGCAAGATAAAATTTGGACTGAACAGGAAATCGCTAGGATGTCTATTGCTGAATTTGACAAGTACGAAGAAGAAATCGGAAAAGCAATTCACGAAGGCAGAATAGTAAAACAATAACTTTTAATTTGATATAATGGAGAAGTAAAATGGCTTATAACCAATCAGATCAGTACTTTGAACCAAGTACCGATACTAACGCTAACTTTGCGAACTCCGTAAGTGGTCAAACTAATTCGTTTTTCCTTCCTGCAGTCTACTCTAAAAAGGTTCTTAACTTCTTTAGAAAGGCTTCGGTTGTAGAAGCGATCACCAACACAGATTATGCTGGTGAAATTGCCGCTTTCGGAGATTCCGTAAAGATTATTAAAGAACCTGAAATAACTGTGTACCAGTACGAACGTGGCGCAGACGTTACAGCAACTAAATTAACTGACCAAGAGTTGACTCTTGTAGTTGATACAGCTAACGCATTTAAATTCATCGTTGATGATATTGAAACTTCAATGTCTCACGTGAACTTTAAAGAAGTAGCTAGTTCATCTGCAGCATACGCTCTTCGTGATGCTTATGATGAAGGTGTAATTGCTACTATGTTCGCAGGTGTTTCTGCCTCAAGTCCTAACCACATTCTTGGTTCGGATAGTGCTACTGATTTAGCAGCAGGAACATTTGATGGAACTGGTAATCTTGACATCGGTTTTGCAGCAAGTGAACACGATCCTATTGACGTATTGTCACATATGGCTCGTTTGCTTGATGAACAGAATATTCCAGAAGAAGGTAGATGGTTCTTAGCATCACCTGATTTCTACGAAGTTCTTGCAAGTTCATCGTCAAAACTTTTGTCTGTTGATTACAACGCAGGTCAAGGTTCTATTAGAAATGGTCTAGTCTCAAGTGGTAAGCTCCGTGGATTCGATATGTACAAGTCAAACAACATTGCAAGCACATCTAATGCTGCTGGCAAATGTATTGCTGGTCATATGTCGTCTACAGCTACTGCTCAGACTATAACAAGTACTGAAGTAATCAGAGATCCTGATAGCTTTGGAGATATAGTACGAGGACTCCACGTTTACGGTGGAAAAGTACTACGTTCTGAAGCATTAGTTTCTGCTTTCTACGGTATTGACTAAACAGATTAGGGAGGTGTAAAAGCCTCCCCTTTCTTTTTTAGAGTAAAATTTTATTAACACTAACTTATCTTTTAAAGATAAAGGAGACACAAAATGTCAAACCCAGTATTTAAAGTAAGAGATACAGGGCGCAACTCAGCCAGAACAGGAGATGTTCAGGAAATTGCTGACAACATATGTACTTCGTGGACTTCAGCGACAACAGGAACTATTGCAGTAACTGCTGCCGCTACTTACGATGTTTCATTTACACAACCAGCCGATACTATTATCAGAAATCTTATTGCCATTCCAGCAGGTAACATTGTTACAGCAGGAGCTTCAGGCGATGATGTTGATTTTGATTTAGGTACTGCAGCAGGTGGTGGTCAAATTATTGATGAAGAAGCTATTCTTGATGATGGTGGATCAGCAGTAACTTGGACAGCAAACGCACCTTTGTATATTATTCAAAACTCACACGGACACGCAGCTAACCAGTTTGTAAGCACAGCTACTACAGCAGGTGTTGTTGGAGGCCCTGCAACTTCAGAAGCTATTGTTATAGCATCTACGTTGTATAGTGCTTCTGCTCGTACACTATATGCTCGTCTTAAGCCCCTAGCAAATGACCTTGCTACGGCAGCTACAACTGTTACTTATTTAGTTGAGTTTCTACATCTTGGCTCTACTCCTGATCAGTAGATATGCCACAGATAGGAAACGATAAAAATCCTATGATCCTAAATGGCTCTAGAGGCCCTAAAAGCACTAGAGTCTTAGGATTGTTAGGTAACGCATATTCTGGTGAAGCAAAACAGAAATACAACGATAACTATGATCGTATTTTTGGTAAAAAGAAAAAGGGTAAATAATGGCTACAACATATTTAACACTCGCTAATGAGACTTTAAGAGAGCTTAATGAAGTACAACTTACATCATCAAACTTTTCAGATGCTGTAGGAATACAGGCTTTTGTTAAGGAATCAATTAACAGAGCGTTAAATGATATAGCTAACCAAGAACCTCAATTACCTTTCTTTGCAGCAGCAGCTAGTGGAGGAACAGATCCTTTCTACGGTAATGTAACTGTAGCAACTGTAGCAGGAACTCGATGGTACACACTTAAATCAGGAAGTTCTAGTATTACTACAGATTACTCTTCTATAGATTGGGATGATTTTTATATTACAACAATAAGTGTATCAGGCGAATCAGCTCCGTATGTTTCAAGAGGTTTAAAGTTTATATCTTTAGCAGATTGGAGAAGATACAGAAGAGATTCGGAGAACGCAGATGATGCGGATACTCAGAACTATGGAGAACCTCGTTATGTTATACGAAGCCCAGATCATCGTAAGTTTGGACTTAGTCCTATACCAGATAAAGTATATAACGTGCATTTTTATGCTTATGCTAAACCAACTGCTTTATCAGCACACGGTGATGCTATCATTCTTCCTGACCAATATGCTCCTGTTATATTAGCTAGAACACGTTATTATGTTCATCAGTTTAAAGAAAACTTACAACAAGCAGCTTTTGCATTAGATGATTATAAAAAAGGTATGAAGTATATGAAATCTAACTTAATTAATCCACAACCGAAAAGTATGACAGATGATAGGATTTATTTCTAATGGCAGCTTCGCAACCCTTTTCAGTTGCGTTGCAAGGTGGTTTAGATAAGTCTAATAATTCAATAGAACTTTTACAAACTCCAGGAAAAGCAACAAAATTAAAAAACTTTGAAGTCTCTACAAAAGGTGGATACAGACGCATTAATGGTTATTCGCAGCTAGGAGACGGAACAAGGCCTAATAGCTCTAATGAAATATTAGGTATGCACGTTTACGCAGACGGAGTAATTGCTTGTTCAGGAACAAATATATATTTTAGCCAAGATGGTGACAGTTGGTTACAACTAAACAGAGCAAGTGTTGCAGGTGGAGGAGACAATTATAGCACCTTTACAGGTCGTAGTGCTTCTGCAAGAACTTCACAAAGTAAAGCGCACTTTGCTACTTATGAAGGAGATACAGTTTACGGTGAAGTTATTGTTACTGATGAAGGCTCTGGAGTAAAACCTTTTTACTTTAAAATGACAGGTACAGATTCTGATATAACAAACAGAACTTTTTTTGCAAAAGAGATTACAGTAAGCGGAACACATTATCCAAAATATTGTGTAATACATAATAAACATTTAGTAGTTGCAGGAGCAGCTACAGCTTTAAATACTATATATTATAGTGGCACAAGTGATATAGATGATTTCACATCAACAGGTTCTGGTAGTATTGTACTCGATGACCAAGTAGTAGGCTTAAAATCTTTTCGTGATGAATTATTTATATTTTGTAAGAACTCTATATATAAACTGCAGAATATAAATAACTCAAGTACGATAACTATTGTACCAGTTACTAAGAATGTAGGTTGTGTAGACGGTAAGACTATTCAAGAGTTTGCAGGCGATCTAATATTTCTTGCTCCCGATGGTTTTAGGACTATTGCAGGCACAGCAAGAATAGGTGACGTTGAATTAGGAACTATCAGTAAAGCTATACAACCTATTATAAACGATATTTTTGACAGTACAATTACTTATGAATATAGTAGTGTAGTTATTAGAGATAAATCTCAATATAGGTTTTATTATAGTGCTTCAAATGCTTCAACAACTAATTCAAAAGGAATTATAGGAACTTTAACTCAAAGAGGTTTTGAATGGGCGGAAGTACAAGGAATACAAGCTCCTGCAGTAGCTTCTGGATTTAACTATTCAGGAAAAGAAAAAATATATCACGGAGACAGAGATGGATATGTCTACAACCACGATACAGGAAATAGTTTTAATCCTGCAGGAACTGAAACAAATGTAGAAGCAGAGTACCAATCACCTGATTATGATTATGGAGACTTTGGAACTTTAAAGACTTTAGATCACGTTAAAGTTTCTCTATTTCCAGAAGGATCTGTAGAGCCAACACTTAGAGTTAGGTTTGATTATGATAGTACAGACAGACTTCAACCAACAGATGTAGGAATAATATCAGCAACCCCTTCTATATTCGGAGACTCATCAGCAGTATTTGGTACAAGTACTTTTGGTGCGCCAGAACAACCTTTAGTAAGAGCTACATTAACAGGAAGTGGACATAGTAATTTCTTTAAAATATTTAGTAAAGATACAAATGCTCCGTATACAATAAACGGATTATATATAAACTATAGACCATCAGGAAGACAATAACAACAAAGAGAGAATTAAATTATGGCTCAAACATATACCAGACAAAGTTCGATAGCAGACGGAGATACAATAACTGCTGCGCTTTTTAACAACGAATATAATCAACTTTTAAATGCTTTTAGTTACTCTTCAAGTAGTGCATCCTCTACAGGACACAGACACGATGGTACTGCTGGACAAGGTGGTAACATACATACTATAGGTGATTTAGACTTTCTTAATAAAATTGTTGTTGATAGTACTAATAATAGATGGGGTGTTTTTGTTGAAGTATCTTCTGCAGCAGTAGAACAAATAAGAATACAAGACGGAGCAATAGTACCTGTAACAGATAACGATATAGATTTAGGTACAAGTTCTTTAGAGTTTAAAGATGCGTATTTTGATGGTACAGTTACTACCGATGCTTTAGTAGCTGATACAGCAGATATAAACGGTGGTACAGTAGACGGAGCTACAATAGGTGCAAATTCAGCTACTACTATTGTAGGTACAACTATTACAGCTAATACAGCTTTTGTTCCAGACGCTTCAGATGGAGCTGCTTTAGGTACAAATGCTTTAGAGTTTAGTGATCTTTATCTAGCAGACGGAGCAGTTGTATACTTTGGAGATGATCAAGATGTATCTCTTACTCACGTTGCTGATACAGGACTACTTCTTTCAAGTACCGACCAATTACAATTCGGTGATTCAGGTACTTATATTCATCAGTCTGCTGATGGTGTCTTAGACTTAGTATCAGACACAGAGATTGAAATTAATGCAACTACTATAGACATTAATGGTGCTGCTGATGTTTCAGGAAACCTAGCTGTAGGTGGTAATTTAACTGTTACAGGTACTGCTACAATCGCAGGTAACTTAACATTTGGTGATGCAGCTTCTGATACAGTAGCCTTTAGTGCTGATGTAGCTTCTAATCTTTTACCAAGTGCTGACAATACTTATGATATTGGTGCGTCAGGTTCAGAGTGGAAAGATCTTTATGTAGATGGAACAGCTAACATAGATAGTTTAGTTGCAGATACTGCCGATATTAATGGCGGAAGTGTTGACGGTGCTACATTAGGTACAAACAGCGCAATAACTCAAGCAGTTATAGATAATGTTAATATTAATGGTGCTACGATTGGTCATACAGATGATACAGATCTTATCACACTTGCAGACGGTGTAGTTACCGTAGCAGGAGAACTAGATGCTACAACACTTGATATAAGTGGAAACGCAGATATTGACGGAACTCTTGAAGCTGATGCTTATACAGTTGATGGCACAGCTTTAGCAACTTATATTAGAGATACTGTAGGTACTAATATGGTTTCTAGTAATACTGAAAGTGGTATTACAGTAACTTATGATACAACAAATGATAATATAGATTTTGCAATAGATGCAGCTCAGACAACTATAACTTCTATTTATGCTACAGATTTAATAATGGGAGAAGACTCTCAAACTGCTATTGATTTTGGAACAGCAAATGAAATTGATTTTAAAGTAGATAACGCAGCTCGATTAACATTAACAGCATCAGCACTATATCCTGTAACAGACAATCAAATAGATTTAGGAACAAGCTCTTTAGAGTTTAAAGACGCATACTTTGACGGTACTGTAACATCAGATGCTTTTGCAGGCCCTTTAACAGGTGATGTAACTGGTACGTCTTCTAAAGTTACAGTATCTGATAGCACAGCAAACACTAACTTCCCTGTTGTGTTTCACGATGAGTCTGATTCTTTATTAGACGATACAGGAGCATTAAGATACAATCCAAGTTCAGGAACACTTCTTGTTCCTAATTTAAGTGTTGCAGGAACTACAACTACTGTAGATACCGTTACGATGGAAGCTTCAAATGCTATTATCTTTGAAGGTGCTACAGCAGATGCACACGAAACTACACTAAGTATTGTTGATCCTACAGGAGACCACACACAATATTTAATAAATCAAGGCGGATATATTCCAGTATTAGCTGCAGCTACAACAACTGCTATTTCTTCTACACCTGCGGAATTGAATGTTCTTGATGGTGTTACAGCAGGTACAGTATCTGCTAGTTTAGGTGTTGTTGTAGATAGTAATAAAGACATTGGAAGTTTTAGAAACATTACTTTAACTGGAGAGTTAGACGCAGGTTCGTTGGATGTGTCAGGCGATGCTGATATTGATGGAACTTTAGAAACTGATGCACTAACTATTAATGGTTCAGCATTAAATTATAAAGCTTTTGGTACTTCTTCAATTATGCTTGGAGACAATGCTACAGGAACTATTGATGCTGCTAATTATAATACTGGTTTAGGTGTTGATGTTTTTGCAGCTTTAACAAGTGGTGATGATAATACAGCAGTAGGTTTTGCTGCTGGTGACGCTATAACAACAGGTACAGATAACACTTTTGTAGGTAAAGATGCTGGCGGAGCGAATACTACCGCATCGAACAATACAGCAGTCGGTTCTAGTGCTTTAGCAGCAACTACAACTGGAGCTTCAAATGTAGCCGTTGGTTATAACGCTCTATTAGTAAACACAGACGAAGAAAATACGGCTGTTGGTTATGGTGTTATGGTTGATAATACAACAGGTGGCTACAATGTCGCAGTTGGTAGTGAAGCTCTAGCTAATAATACAACGGCAGATTTTAATATCGCAGTCGGTAGAAACGCTTTATATACAAACACAACAGGCACTAGAAATGTTGCTGTTGGTTCTGGAGCATTAGACGCTAACACAACAGCATCTTATAACATAGGAATTGGTTATAACGCT